GCAGTATGGAAAGAACAAACAATTGCAAACACATCAGAACAACAGTTTCGTGTTGAGTTTGAGTGTGAGTTTCTAGGTTCTGTTGATACTCTAATTAGTTCTGCAAAATTAAAATCATTGGTGTATGATGAACCGATTAAGAGTAATCGTGGATTAGATATCTATTTTGAACCAATTAAGAATCATGACTATGTAATTACAGTTGACGTGGCTCGTGGTGTGGGTATTGATTACTCTGCCTTCATAGTAACTGATATCACATCATTTCCACACAAGGTAATTGGTAAGTATAAGAATAATGAAATCAAACCGATGTTGTTTCCCAGTATCATTGTAGATATTGCAAAGGCATACAACAATGCTTTTATTTTATGTGAGGTAAATGATATTGGAGATCAAGTTGCAAGTATTATTCAATATGACTTAGAGTATGACAATCTTTTACTATGTTCAATGAGAGGTCGTGCTGGTCAAATAGTTGGACAAGGATTCTCAGGAAAGAAAACACAACTTGGAGTCAAGATGTCTAAGACTGTAAAGAAAGTTGGTTGTTCTAACTTAAAGACTTTGATTGAAGATGAGAAAGTAATATTCAACGATTATGATATCATATCCGAACTTACTACATTCATACAAAAACATAACTCATTTGAAGCAGAAGAAGGGTGTAATGATGACTTAGCTATGTGCCTTGTGATTTATGCATGGTTAGTTCAACAAGAATATTTCAAAGAACTTACAGATCAAGACGTAAGAAAAAGAATATACGAAGATCAAAGAGACCAGATAGAACAAGATATGTCACCATTTGGATTTATTGTTGATGGTAGAGAAGATGAGAGTTTTGTAGATGGTGATGGAGACCGTTGGTACACCGATGAATATGGTGATAAAGGTGGTGGTATGGATTACATGTGGAATTACAGATGAATATTGAAGACCAGTTTGGACTAGAACATTTACTCTTTGAACAGAGAAAATGTAAAGTGTGTGGTGAAACGAAAGAATTGATTAATGATTTCTATAAAACTAGAAAAGATCGAGGTAATGTGCCATCAGCTTATGCATATGAGTGCAAAAGATGTTCAATTAAAAGAGTTTCCGATAAGAGAAAAAGAAAAGAATTAATAGATACATATCCTGATTGGTAGTGTTCACGTCATGTTTCCCCATTTGGAGAGGTAGCAATTTATAAATAAATTTAGTAAAACAACGTGGACTTTCGGAGAAAAACATGGCTGGCATAGGTTTAGTATCTCCAGGCGTTAAGGTTAGAGAAGTTGACCTTACGGTTGGAAGAATTGACTCCATAAGTGATCAGACAGGTGCGATAGTAGGCCCCTTTGAAAGAGGCCCTGTACTAGAACCTTTGCTTATTCAGAATGAGCAAGATTTGATCGATCTTTTTGGAAAACCATCACTTAATGATAGACAGTATGAATACTGGTACACTGCATCAAACTATCTACAGTATGGTGGTGTATTAAGAGTCGTTAGAGCTGATGGAGCAAATTTAAATAACGCAAACGTTGGAGGTATGCCTTCAACACATCCAACTGGTATTGGATCAACTTCAAGTCTTAAGATTAAAAATTTTGAAGATTATCAAAATAATTTTGAAGATGCTACAACATATAGATTAGCTGCAAGAAACCCAGGCAGTTATGCAAACGGACTAAAGGTTGCATTTATTGACGGTGCTGCAGACCAACAACTTCATGTTACACCTCATGTGGTGGCAAACATCAGTGTTGGTATGGGTGTCACACAACCTATCAGTGGAACAATTGTTGGCCCTGGCACAACATCAACCGCAGACGGATATATTCAAGGTATTGTTACTGGTGTTGGTGCAAGTACAGTTGATGTTAAGATTGTAAATCGTGTATCTGCTGCTGGAACAATCTTCCCTGCATCTTACACAGAGAACGGAGTCTTCGCATTCACAACAGGAACAAAAACAAGTAACACATTACCTGGCCCTGGCGTTCTATTTTCAAGTAGTTCTTCAACTATTGCAAACCCTGATGCTGGTATTTCAACTTGTGCAACAATATTCCAAGTTGATGACTGGTATGATAGTCAGTTCATTCAATTAAAAAATGGTGCATTACAGTGGAAAGAGATTGCTGAGAAACCAGGCACAAGTGGATACGCTGCTGCAAGAAATAGTTCAAATGATGAACTTCACATTGTTGTAGTTGATGACACTGGAAAAATTACTGGTGCTCAAGGTGCAATTCTTGAGAAGTTTACATTCCTATCAAAGGCAGATGATGCAAAGAACTCTTTTGGAGATGCAATCTACTATAAGAACTTTGTCTCAGAAAACTCAGATAACATCTTTGTTGGAATCGCAACTGGAAACGGATCAATCGCATCTGGTATCATAACTGCATTTACACCATCAAGTACAGCTCAAAATACTTGGAGTCAGGATGCACAAGATGTAGACTTTAACTTTGTGGGTAACAAACTATATGAACTACAAGGTGGTAAAGATTACTCTGGTGTAAGCACAGAGGGTGGTTATTCTTGCTCACTTGGTTCAATCATCGGTGGTTATGAAATCTTCGAGAACGAAGCAGAATTTTCAATTAATTTCTTACTTCAAGGCCCTGGCATTACAGGTAGTCAAGCAGAATCTCAAGCAAAAGCGAATAAATTGATTGCAATTGCAGAACAGAGAAAGGATTGTTTAGCAGTTATCTCTCCAAACAGAGAGACAGTTGTTAATGTAACAAACGCTGCTACACAAACTAAGAACGTTGTTCAGTTCTATGATGCAATTACATCAACATCATTCGGAGTCTTTGATTCTGGTTACAAGTATCAGTTTGATAGATTTAATAATAAATTCCAGTTTATGCCACTAAATGGTGATATTGCTGGATTGATGGCAAGAACATCTGAAGAACAGTTCCCTTGGTTCTCACCTGCTGGGCCTCAAAGAGGAAATATCTTGAATACTGTTAAACTTGCATATAATCCTAATAAAGTAGAGAGAGACACAATTTATGTTAAGAGAATCAACCCAGTCATATTCCAACCTGGCGGCGGATTCCTCTTATTTGGTGATAAGACAGGATTAGCATTTGCATCTGCGTTCGATAGAATTAACGTTCGTCGTTTATTCTTGAACTTAGAAGCAAGAATTGAAATCGCTGCAAGAACTCAACTCTTTGAGTTTAACGATGAAATTACGAGAGCAAACTTCCGTAATATTGTTGAACCATTCCTTCGTGGAGTTCAAGCGAAGAGAGGTATTTCAGACTTCCTCGTTATTTGTGATGATTCAAACAACACACCTGATGTCATTGATGCGAATGAGTTTAAGGCTGATATCTTTATCAAACCAGCTCGTTCTATTAACTTCATCGGTCTTACATTCGTTGCGACAAGAACAGGAGTTAGCTTCTCTGAAGTCGCTGGTCGAGTTTAATTAAAGTCCTACTAAATAACCAAAGGAGTTAAACAGAAAAATGGCAATTAAACACAATCAAAGATCTATAGTTGATTTTAGATCCAGATTAAAAGGCGGTGGTGCAAGAAGTAACCTGTTTGAAGTACAAATGTCCTTCCCAGATTTTGCAAAACCAGCTACTGAAGCACTTAATGATATTCCATTCCTAGTTAAGGCTGCTGAAATACCAGCCTCTAACATAGGAAACATCCCTGTTCCGTTCAGAGGTCGTATTCTTCCTATTGCTGGAGACCGTACTTTTGATCCTTGGACAGTGACCATAATCAATGATACTAACTTTAGACTCAGAGATGTTATGGAGAGATGGAGTGATGGTATCAATGACATTCAAACTGCTCAAGGTACAATCGACCCAGAAACATATCAAAAGACAGCTAAAGTGCTTCAGTTAAGTAGAGGTAAGTCCTCAGATTCAAAAGTAGTTTCTAGTTCTGATATTCCAGTACTAAGAGAGTATGATTTTATCGGAATTTATCCTAACGTGGTTAGTTCTATTCCTTTAGATCATGGAGCAACAGATCAAATTGAAGAGTTTCAAGTAACATTTAACTACCTATACTACGAAGTAAGAGGTAAAGATGATGGAACTAAAACTTCATTAGTTGACAAAGGTGAAACCACTCAGGCTACCACTTAGTTGATTTTTACCACATTTTAGGATATAATATAAATACCTTTGAAGGTATAAGAGTTATACTATGGCACAATTATTTGGTTTCTCGATTGATGATTCATATAAGAAACCAGCACCATCAGTAGTCTCGCCTGTCCCCAAAAATAATGAGGACGGTGCGGACTACTATTTGGCATCTGGGTTTTATGGTCAATATTTAGATGTAGAGGGCGTATTTAAAACAGAATATGATTTAATTCGTAGATACAGAGAGATGGCACTCCATCCCGAAGTTGACTCTGCGATAGAGGATATTATAATTGAAGCTATTGTTGCAGATCAAAATGACTCACCAGTTCAAATTGATTTAGAGAATTTAGATGTTGGAGATAAAGTTAAAGATATTATTCGTGGCGAGTTTCAGTATATCAAAGAGATGCTGGATTTTGATAAAAAAGCACATGAAATATTTCGTAATTGGTATGTAGATGGTAGAATATATTATCATAAAGTCATAGATTTAAATAAACCAGAAGAGGGAATTAAAGAACTCAGATATATTGATGCACTTAAAATTAAATATGTAAGAGAACAGAAGAAAAAAGGTGGAGCAAACGCAATACAATATGTACAGGGTAATCAACCAGGCGCTAATAATGATCCGTTAAATGCTGATTTTGAAGGTTTGTCAGAATATTTCATATACACCCCTCAATCATACCAGAAAAATCAATATGGCTCTGTTGCTGTCACAGGTCAACAAAAGGATGCAGTTAAGTTTGCTAAAGATGCGATTGCATATTGTACATCAGGATTAGTTGATCGTAATAAACAGACTGTTCTTTCATATCTACAAAAATCAATCAAGGCTCTTAATCAATTAAGAATGATTGAGGATAGTCTTGTAATCTATAGATTATCAAGAGCGCCAGAAAGAAGAATATTTTATATTGATGTTGGTAATTTACCAAAGGCAAAGGCAGAACAATATCTTCGTGAGGTTATGGCCAGATATCGTAATAAACTAACTTACGATGCTAACACTGGTGAGATTCGTGACGATAAGAAATACATGTCAATGATGGAAGATTTCTGGCTACCAAGAAGAGAGGGTGGTCGTGGAACTGAGATATCAACATTGCCTGGCGGACAAAACTTAGGAGAACTTACTGACGTTGAATATTTCCAGAAGAAACTCTTAAGGTCTTTAAATGTTCCTGAGTCTCGCATGGCTGATAATGCAAGTTTCAGTTTAGGTCGCTCATCAGAAGTTTTAAGAGATGAACTTAAGTTTACTAAGTTTGTAGGAAGAATGAGAAAAAGATTTAGTAATCTTTTTCATGACATTCTTAAAACTCAATTGATTCTTAAGAATGTGGTAACTCCCGAAGAGTGGGAAAGAATGAGTGATCATATTCAATATGATTATCTTTATGACAATCATTTTGCAGAACTTAAGGAAGCAGAATTGATGAATGAAAGATTAGGACTTGTTGGAACTGCTGACCCATATATCGGAAAATACTACTCTGTAGATTATATTCGTCGCAAGATTTTACGTCAGACAGATAATGACATTATCGAACAAGATAGATTGATGGAGGCCGAGAAAGCAGCTGGTATTATCTTACCGTCTGAACAAGAACTCATGGTAGCACAACAGTTACAAGACATGAGTGCTGGTGGTTCATCGAAACAAAATCTAGGAAAAACACAGACAGAGGGTGATAAGGAAAGTATTAATACAAAAAATACTGAAGACCCAGCCTCGCCAGGCACTCCAGACCTTAAAGGTGGCGAGATATAAATAAAACATAGGTATAGGATTTTTATCTCATGGATGAATTAATGAACTTGATGATTGCAGATGAATCTCCATCTGAAATTAGTGATTCAATAAAACAACAATTATTTGCCAAAGGAGCTGCAAGAGTTGATGCACTCAAGCCTGCGGTTGCAAATGCGATGATGGGTTATGAACTTGAATCTGAAGAAGATGTAGAACCAGAAACAGTCGGTGAACTTGATTATGAAGAAGAAACCGAAGAGGAAGAGTAAATGGCACATCAACCAGTAGGTGATTCACAAACAATTACTACGTCTGCGACATCAGCAATGGTTCAATTTGCGGTTCAGTCTGATACAGTCAGAGTTGTTCCTACAGGACAAAATGTTCATGTAGCAATCGGCACAACGGCAGTTGCTACCACATCTGATTATTTTGTTCCATCTGGAACTCCTGCTACTTTGAACTTAGGTAGAGCTAGTTCAATGGGAATTGCTGATATCACAAAAGGAGCGTCAACAGTTATTACATTATCAGAGGGAATGGGTAATCCATTCAAAGTTGATGATGTGTTGACTATTTCTGGTGTAACTGGCGTAACAGGATTTAACACAACCGCAAAAGTGGTATCAGTTCAAGAAGCTAGAACAATTGGTTATGCACAATTTGGTGCAAAATTAACAGTTGATCATGACAGTCGAGCTCTTAACTCAGACAATGCAGTGACAACTGCAGCAGAGGCAAGAAGAACTTTGACTGTTGCTGCAAGAACTGACTCTGGATCAGGTAAATTATATGTTCAACAAGTTCAAATATCAGGAGTACAATAATGAAACTCATTACAGAAGAAATAGAACAGGTTGAAGTTATTGTTGAAAATCGCAACGGTAAGAAGAACTTGTTTATTGAAGGTGTATTCCTTCAAGGTGAAATTAAAAATCGTAATGGTAGAATGTATCCAATGCAAACTCTTGCTCGTGAAGTTGGAAGATATAACGAAAACTTTGTTGAGAAGGGTAGAGCTCTTGGAGAATTGGGTCATCCAGACGGCCCGACTGTCAATCTTGACAGAGTATCACATAAAATTGTTTCTCTCAAAGAAGACGGAAACAACTTTATAGGAAAAGCAAAGATTCTTAGTACACCGATGGGTAAGATCGCATCTAATTTATTGGGTGAAGGAGTCAAACTTGGTGTTTCATCAAGAGGTGTGGGATCTTTGAATAAAACTAACGAAGGATATAGTGTTGTGGGAGAAGATTTTACTCTTGCAACTGCTGCTGATATCGTTGCAGATCCTTCAGCTCCAGATGCTTTCGTAGATGGTATCATGGAAGGAAAGGATTGGGTATGGGATGGAGGCATACTTCGTGAGAGGCTTGCAACTAAAACATACAAAAGAATCAACACTCTAGTTGATCAACATAAATTAGACGAAAAGAAATTAAACGTCTTTGAAGATTTCTTAGCAAATCTTTAATTATATAAATAAAAACAGATTATACAAAGGTAATTCGGAGAGTTCAAATGTCCCGTGGGAAAAATTTACAAGAAATGGAGAACGCCGTAACCAAAGGTGCAGCACCCGCTGAGCCCATGCAAACCATGGCAGGCGTGAGCTATGAAGACCTCGGTGGCCCAACTCCAGAAAACAACAAACCAGATGATGATTCTAATAAATTAAAGGATCCAGCTGGTGACGGTGCTTATGCAGCAAATCTCAAATCAGTAAAAGGTTTTATGGCTAAATCACAAAAAGAAGAAGTCGAAGCCGAAGAGGAAGAGATTATCGCAGAAGACGAAGTTGCAGAAGAAGAAGTAGTCGCTGAGGAAGAAGTTACTGAAGAAGAAGTAACTGAACTCCCAGAAATCACTGATGAAGTAGACATCGATGACGATGTTAACGCACTTCTCGGTGGACAGGAACTTTCCGAAGAGTTTAGAGAGAAAGCTAAGACAATTTTCGAGGCTGCTCTAAAATCCAAAGTTACCGAACTTAGAGAAGCCATGGAAGCTCACTACGAAGCAAAGCTCGTAGAAGAGGTCGAAGGCATGAAAGACGAACTTATCGAGCGTGTTGACTCTTACTTAGAGTACGTCGCAGATGAGTGGTTACAAGAAAACGCACTCGAAGTAGAGCGTGGACTTAGAACTGAAATGACCGAATCATTCCTAGAAGGAATGCGTGGTCTTTTTGAAGAACATTATGTATCAATCCCTGATGATAAATATGATGTCGTTGAGAATATGGTAGACAAACTTGACGAAATGGAATCAAAACTCAACGAGCAAATCGAAAAGAATATAGCTATCACTAAGAGTCTCTCCGAGGCAACAGGTGGTAACATCCTTTCCGATGTTTCTGAAGGCTTATCAAGCACTCAGAAGGAAAAGCTCGCTTCACTTGCCGAAGGTGTTGAGTTT